TCACACCTCAAGACCTCCGCCGAGCGGATTCAACGTTACCGCATGTTGCAGGTAATCAGGGGCGAGGTGAGCATAGACCATCGTCTGTTGAATGCTCGCATGACCCAAGATCTGCTGTAGCGCGATAATATTGCCACCGTTCATCATGAACCAGCTGGCGAACGTGTGCCGGAGCACGTGTGTTGCCTGTCCGCGCGGCAGGTCTGGCTTAACCTGCCTGAGCCGTTCGCAGAAGATCTCGTAATCAACTTTGAACAGCGGCCCGGTGTCGCTGGTTTTGATCTCACCCTCCAGCTCTTCCGATATCGGAACCGTTCGCCTCTTCCCGTTTTTGGTTTTGAGGAACGTCACTCGCCCGTGATTTACCTGCTCACCTCGCAGCGTGCTACCCTCGCCCCAGCGTGCGCCAGTGCTCAGGCATAACAGCGCCAAGCGCCGGTAATCGCCGGTCAGGGTATCCAGCAATTTGCGGATCTCTGATTTGGCGAGATAGGTCATTGCTGGCGGCGCTTCTTTCAGCGGCTCCAGCCCCTTGCAGGGGTTCTCCTTTCTGAACTCATCCAGCTTAATCAGCGCACTGAACATCCCGGAAAAGCGGTAAATATCCCGGTTGATCGTTGCCGCACTAATCCCGTCTTCAAGCCGCTGGCTGCGGTGCTGTGCAATCGTCCGTTTGTTCAGTCGATTGACGGCCGGATCACCCAGCGCCCTGATCGTTTTGTTCAGGTGCCGTTTCTCTATCTCGCCGTTCTCCAGCGTCTGCCCGTAAAGCAGCCACCAGATATCCAGTAACTCACTCAAAGTGCGACGGTCTACGCTCGCACCCAGCCATTCCTTTTTGTCTGCGTTCGCCATGACGTAACGCTCAAAAAGAACCGCCTCTTGTTTTTTCTGAAACCGCCTGCGGATACGCTTTCCGTTGCGTCCGCGAGGCCAGATGTCTACTTCGTATTGACCACCTTCGAGCTTCTTAATCGACATAAGAAAGCCCTCCGGCATTACAGATTGAAACTGAATCTATCCAGTCAACGAAATCACCGTGCAGCGTTAACCAGTTTTGCGGGCGGAGCGGCGAGACGTTGCCGCAGTTTCTTGCCCATCAAGAGAGAGAGCCGGGGCAATTTGTCCGGCGTCTGGTGCGGTGTTACCAGTCATCATCCAAAGCGTGTATTTCTGAAATCGTTCGTGCTGCATTATGTGCATGAGCACCGACCCTCCAGGCTCTATCAAGCCGGTTTCGTATTTTTTGACTGAACTGATCGACATATCAAGCAGTTGGCAAAACTCTGTCTGTGATATCCCTTCAGCCCTTCTCATGGCCTTCAATTTTTCATGAATTTGCATTTGACAAGGTTCCTTATCAGGATCTATATTTGTCTCGTCGGTTCCTTATAAGGAACCTAAAGGCCAACATAGGCAGTTGCAAGCCGAAATAAGCGTTTAACGCCAATGCGGAGATTAGCACAAATGAGTGAAAGGAAAGAGCGGTGCGGGTGTTGGTTTTGCCGTGGGCTGTCAGTGTTAGTGCAGCGCAAGTACTCAGCACCGCAAGGCATGGTCGAAATTGCAGCAGACGTAGCTAACTACGCAGCAAGAAAGATTTTGGAGAATGGCAAATACGTTGACGTCAACGACACGCAAAAAATCATTGCTATTTTTCAGGATATTCTTTTACCACCTACCGTTGAATTTTACGGCGAAGAAAAACCACTACCAGAAAACGCCAGCGCCAGCGGCGAATCTACCAACCAGTCAACAGCCAACGAAACCAAATTAGAAAATACCGAAGACATGGTCGCAGCCGAAAACGGCAAAGAGCTGACCGTAAAAGATTTTATCAATCTGATGGTCGCGGTTATTGGTGCCATTGAGAGTGAATCGAAAAAGATGAGGAAACCCGTCAGAGGGTGGCACCTGGCGAAACTGATGGAACACATGAAGGATTTGCCGAGAGCTTGCTATTAAGGCCGGTTTCCCCGGCCTTGCGTCAGCAGAACAAAGTAAGGAATTTATTTTGATGAAGGATGTTCATCTTTAATACCAAACATTTCCCGATAACGGAGGGAATATTGTAATGGGTGAAGAGTGCAGCCGCTGTTATTAACAAGGTCGGCGCACTCAAAAACATCATTAGATAAAGAGGCAATGTAAGCCTCTGCACAAGCTTTTGAAGAGTGAATAGATTCGCAGGTAAGAACAACATTTTCAGGGATAAGAACTTCAATTATCCATTGATTGTTAACAAGAGAGACGAGGAAGATGTTTCGAAAATCATCATCAATATTATTAGTACTCTTTAGTGCATCTCTGTTGTTAATTATTAAAGGGTTGCCAGCACCAATACGGAAGCGCTCAGCACTTCTTCTGGCTAATGTGAATTCCTGAAATGCCAAGCTTCTCATGAGTTCATGAGAATCATGTTGCAGTACCCAGAACCATTTATCGTTTTCTGAAAATAGGGTGATATTCATATGGAAACTCCAAAAACGAATGACTTTTTCGTAAAACGCGTAGCGCAAGCGGCAGATAATATGCTGTTCGCTTTGAACAACTACTCATTTGAAGAGGCAATGAGCGTTCTTGAATGGCTTTCAAAGCGGGTAGAGGAAGGGGCGGTATTCCGGCGTCCAAATCGCCCTATTGAAACAGATTCATCATTCCCGTTACGTGTACCACCAAGACGCAGACTGATCTATGTGACGCCGCAAATACAACCAGAGAGAAAGCTTCCGTAGAAATAAAGACACATAAGAACTCCTTTGTTGGGTGATGGTTATGCCGACCGATTCTTTGGTGGGAGGCGGCATAACGAAATTACCACAAAGCCATGCGCCGGGCATGGTTAAAAACCCCGGCATAACTTCACGCGAGGATTAAACGCAATGACAGACAAGAATTTAGAGGGGTTTATTGAAGTGCGTCACGCTGTCGACGCAGTTCCGTACCCGAAGTTTGCCGAGCTGATCGGTAAAAAGCCAGCCACGGTCAAGAGCATGATCGAGGATGGCAAGTTGCCGATCATCCCTTGGAAGAACCCGGAAAGCCTGGGCGCCCGCGCCGAGAACTGGATTTATATTCCAGAGTTCAACCGTGCGATGCGAGATGCTTATTTCAACCGTCCGAAAGAACAGCGCGACGCGTGGCTGTTGTGGATTGGTCTCTGAGGTAGCCGCTATGCGTAAACAGTATTCACAGTACGGGTCGCGAGCAGGCTCGATTCTGCGCCCAGCCGATATAGATCACGCAGTTGTACAGGTGAGTAAAAACACGTACGTCTATCGCGGCTTCACTATCCGCAAGACACCGCGTAACGCGCTCAACGACCGCAACACGTATTTAATTAATAAGCGCGATCAGGAATGCGAAGTAGATAATTATTTCGGTCGTGATTTCGCATTAGCCGAAGCCTGTTCAACCATAAACAGGATCTTAAAACATGGGCGGTTCATCTCTTAATAACGATTTGTTGTTAGCAGTTTGGTTGTTTTTATTCTCTTTAGCGATATTGATTTCTGCTCGTGAAGTTATAAGAGATCACTGCTCTAGAGTTAAGGCAAAAAATAAATTAAAAAGGCAGCAAAATGAAAAAAGAATACGCACAGAAAATTAATGCACTGTTGGAATGTTTTCATTTCAATAATGAATTCATGGGCCAGCCATTCGTTCATTCGCTGGCGCTTCTGCATCACGGCATTTCACACCTCTATTTTTTCGTCATGTGCCTGGGTGAGTCAGACGAAGAAACGCTCGCCGAGATGCGTGGCCTTATCGCCAGAGTGTGTGATGGTGAAGTACCGAAACCTTACGACCTGTCAGACGTAAAGAGCGAGAACGCCGAGGCGAGTGTAACTCTGTGTATTAAAGAGCCGTTGGTTGTTTCGGTAGAGCTGACTCCGGAGATGATTGATAGTTTAAGAAAGACCCTCAGTGACAGACATGTATTTAGAGAGGACGTTATTAAATCAGCACAGGTAATGGGGTGATTTATGGCGAGCGGATTCGGGCCGGAGCATCCATACAGTAAATCGCCGGATGCGATCCATGGCATGGCTATTAAAGATATCCGTGACAACGGGTTCGAGATTTCATGCAAAGAAACGGGGATTAAGTTTTCAATATTACCGGGTGGCTCTATTTGCAGAGGTATTGTTAAATCACTTGAACGTGAATGGTACGGTACCAGTAAAACCTAATTAATTATTCACCATCAAAAAACTAAATACGGCGTATTCGCCGGGGACTCGCTTTACCTTTTTTTCGGAGGTAGTCATGCACGTTAATTCAATAAAGCTGAATGAAGAAATTAGCGATCCTGAATTCGTCGCCATTTCCATGCAGGCAAGAAAAGCAGAGCGTGCCCACCTGCTGGGCATGCTGCGCCTTCGCCTGATCATGATGAAAAAAGAAACCAACACACCGGACGAAATCTACGCGGCTATTGATGCGTGGATCGACGCCCGTGAATTAAGCGTTTAACGGAGATAATTAAATGAACAATTTCATGCTGGATATTCGCGCGCTGGGTAAGTCTCTGGACTCAACAATACTCGCCATCGAGTGCGTTTTTTTTGATCCGTCCACTGGCGAGATAGGCCCACAGGGTTATTGGCCGGTGAGCATTAATCAGAGTTCAGACAATCTGAAATTTGATGAAGGAGTGATACCAAACCTTCTGCGTGCCGATTCCGATACACGTGCCGAGATTATTAACGCCACCCTTGCCGAGAAAGTAGCGGTATTTAAAGCCATCGGTTTTATTTGCACCAACTCGCAGCGAGCACTAGGAGAACTCAATTGCTGGGTGTCGGGCGACTCATCATCAATTGCCAGGCTGGGACTGAAAGCAATACACCACAGTATCAACTTCGATGAGATCTTCTCGCTTGTTGAGATCTGCCACCTATCAACACTGATCCTCATTGCTGGCGCTACCGGCTACGCCCCTCACCCGCGCCGCGATTCAGCCCCCTTCACACTGACCGATGCGGTCTACCGGGCGGAACAGGTCTGCGATATCTGGCAGCGCCTGACCAGCAACCACGCCGATCAATCGTTCGACGCTTGACAGACTCCCACAGCAAGGAATCAACAGCATGACTATCAAGAACCGTGATGATTTTTTTATCGCAATCCTGAACGGCCTCACGGCTAATCGGGCGACAGCTGACCGCGACACCATCGCGGAGGACGCCATTCGCCACGCATGGAAACTGGCAGACATGGCCGTATACCACCAGAACAGAGTGGAGCACCCAAGCGAAACAGCGCTTCGCTGGATCAGGAAGAACTACCTCATTCTTGATACCGAAACAACCGGGCTGGGCACGGACGCGAAAATCGTTGAAATCGCCATCATTGATTGCACCGGCAAGACGCTGCTCAACACTCTGGTAAACCCAGGCATTCCGATCCCGCCAGAGGCCACCGCCATTCACGGCATCACTGATGAAATGGTGCGTGACGCGCCAACATGGAGAGACATTGAGCGGCAAGTGACCGATCTGCTAGACCGCAAATGGATTGCCTATAACGCGAGTTTTGATGCGCGGATGCTGCGTCGTGGGGCGGGCACTCAACTCATCGATCCGAGTACCTATGAATGCGCCATGCAGCTCTACGCCGAACACCGTGGACTATGGGACACCTACCGCCGCAAATACAGGTGGGCGAAACTGGTAGACGCTGCCGTTGCGCTGAATGTTGCATCAGGCGAAGGCAATGCACACCGCGCGCTGTATGACTGCCAGCAGACGCTGGGCGTAATTCGCGCTATCGCGGGGATGAAACATGAATAGATCCCCTATCAAATGGGCGGGCGGAAAATCCCGCGTCATGCCGGAGCTGCTGAAACATCTGCCGAAAGCCGACTGCCTGATTNCCCTGCTGTATGCCGTTCTGTTTTTGTATCTGAACCGCCACGGGTTCAACGGCCTGTTTCGCATCAATGCAGACGGCGAATTTAACGTCCCGTTTGGCAGCTACAGATCACCCTACTTGCCGTCAGCTGAGATGCGCATTTTTGCCGAGAAGGCGAAGGACACTAGGGCGATTTTTCATTGCGATGATTTTCGAAGCGCCATCCCTGAAGCGACGCAGGTTATGTATGACGCGGTGATTTATTGCGATCCGCCGTACATACCAGCCAGTAAGACCGCAAATTTCACCGCCTACGGCAAGCCTTTCACCTTGGACGATCACCGAGATTTGGTTAATGCGCTGCTGGAAGCACACCGCCAGTACGGCACACCGTCAGTAATTTCAAACAGCGACACCCAGGAAACCCGCGATATCTATTCATCTTCGTTCGATCTGCACTCCTTCAGCGTGCGCCGCTCAGTCAGCGCCAAAAGCCGAGATATGGCCGGTGAAGTGATCGGCGTACTCCGTAGTAGCGCTCAAGGAGTAGCGCTATGAGCATCGAAAAAACCCACACCGGAACGGTGATCACCAAAGACGGCCCGCAGCGTAAAAAACTCCACGAGACGGAAGCAATGTGGGTGGTCGGCAAAAACGAGTGTTACCACAAGGACACCGGCAGACGGCACTTTGCGGAGAACACACGCCGCCGCCTGCTGCTTGATTCCATTCAGGAGATCAAGCCATGACCGCCTACTACAACGAAATAGATCCATTCGCCGCGCAGTGGCTGCGCAATCTGATCGACGCCGGGCATATCGCCACGGGCGTTGTCGATACCCGCTCAATTGAGGAAGTAACCGCCAATGACCTTAAAGGATTCACACAATGTCACTTCTTCGCAGGAATCGGCGTCTGGTCTTACGCCCTGCGCCGCGCCGGATGGCCGGATGATCGACCAGTCTGGACAGGTTCTTGTCCATGCCAGCCATTCAGCGCCTGCGGAAAGAAGAAGGGAAAAAGCGACAAACGCCATCTCTTTCCCACATGGGCACGTCTTATATCGGAGTGCCGACCTGACGTTATCTTTGGCGAGCAGGTTGCAGGCAAGGACGGCCTTGACTGGCTCGACGATGTACGCAATCACCTGGAAGGAGAGAGTTACGCCTTCGCTGCTTTCGATCTCTGCGCTGCGGGCTTCGGTGCGCCGCACATCAGGCAGCGCCTGTTTTGGGTGGCCGACGCCGAACGCGAGCAATGTCAAAAACGCCTATCAGGATCCTCAGAAGGTCATAGCCAGAATGCTGGCGGGTCGGCAATCGAACCTACAGGACTTTGCCTGTCTGGCGGGCTGGAACACGCCGACAGCAACGGACGGGAAAGGCGGATATGTGGGCGGGAGGATTCGAAACGGGAAGCTTTCGACGGATCGGTTGGATGTGACGGCGCAGCTTGCGGGCTGGCCGACACCAACGACGATAGACAACAATCAGGTTGCAGGCGTAGCAGCGGCTGCGAACCACAAAAATCGAGGAACAACCCTGGGCGGGGCAGCAAGGCTTGCGGGGTGGGCAACTCCAACAGCGGAGATGAAGATACGTTCACCGGAATACCTTCACGGAAGGGCTCCAGCACCTCACGAAGTGGAGATATTGCCGCTCCGACTAACGGCCACTGGAGAGATGCTGACTGGCTCTTTTGCCATGATGGAAAGTGGCGGCCAGTTAAACCCGGACTTAAGCCGCTGGCTAATGGGGTTGCCGGACGAGTGGGCCAACTGCGCGCCTACGGAAACGCCATCGTCGCGCCGGTCGCGGAAGCGTTCATAGCCGCATACATGGACGGCGCGAGATGATCGACGCCAGCGGCCATCTCGCCACCGCCTCAATACCACCAACACCGGGTAGCTCGATTAATGCTACCCGGTACGCCTGGTCATGGAATCAGCCACGGCCAGCAATTGGCCGCGACGCGTCACTTGCCAGCAGCGGCTTTGATTACCTGACACCGGACGGCACGCGCCGCCATATTGATTTTGCTGACCTGTGCGAAGAGGACGAAAAACCGGATCGCGCAAAGCTACTGCGCCGCCGTCTCGCCGCCCTGCCGCAATACGTTCGTCGCCACTTCGCAACAAAGCTCGACGCGCTCGATGCGAGAGATCGCGCCGCCGCAGATTACTGGCTAATGAACACGTTCGAACGCCACGTACTGACGCGTATTGATCGGGTGAATCGCGCGTATCAGCCGGTGAGTGTGTTGCCGGGCGTGCTACTGCCAATCCGCGATCAGCTTTTCCGCCTGCTGTGGGCAGGGAAACGAGAGTTAAAACGACTGGCGTATACGCTCGCTGATATTTTCACGAGCGAGTTTATTCGCGAGTCAGAGCACCAGATTAAAACCACCGGTGATCCAGAGTTCGCCGCTATCTATAGCTACGGCTATATCGCCTCACTGGCGCAGTACCTCAACGTCTCAGTGCCGGGATGGAGTGCGTATTGCTGCGAAGCGCTGGGGGCAGAAGACGCGCTACGTGCCGTTCTCCGTCTGGAGTCACCGCAGTGGTGGTTAAACCGCCTGCGTAAAATTCACGCCCGCTGGCGCGAACACCTGATGATCGCAACGGGGTATGTGCAGGTTAAAGCCTCCCCGTACAGCAGCGCGCCATGCGTTGCGGAGTGGCTGGCGCAGAAGAAAGCCAACCGCGATTACCTCAAGGCTATGGAATTAGAAGACGACATAACGGGCGAGCGCTCATCCCTGATCGATAAAGTCATGGGGAGCGTCGCCAACCCAGCAATCAGGAGAAGTGAACTTATGGTAAGAATGCGCGGATTTGAAGAACTGGCGAAGCTGGAGGGATTGGCTGGTGATTTCTACACCCTCACCGCCCCATCCAAGTATCACGCAATGCAGCACAATGGCCTCCGCAACAATAAATACTCGGGCGCGTCACCGCGTGAAACGCAGAAATATCTTTGCAAAGTGTGGGCAAGAACCCGTGCCGAATGGAAGCGTAAAGGGATTAGGGTCTTTGGATTCCGCGTGGTTGAACCGCACCACGACGCAACACCGCACTGGCACCTATTGTTATTTATCCAGCCTGAACGCGTAGAAGATGCGCGCGATATTTTCCACAAGCACGCTCTAAAGGAAGACGGCAACGAGCCGGGAGCGCTGGAAAACCGTTTTCAGGTTGTACCGATCGACGAAGCCCACGGCAGTGCAACCGGATATATAGCGAAATATATCTCGAAAAATATCGACGGATTTGCGCTGGACGGCGAGAAGGACGATGAGACAGGCGAGGATCTCAAAGATATGTCCAGGCGCGTCAGCGCATGGGCGTCTCGCTGGTCTATTCGTCAGTTCCAGCAGATCGGCGGAGCGCCGGTCACGGTTTACCGCGAGCTGCGCCGCCTGGGCAATCGCGAACTGGTATTACACCCGGAACTTGAAGCCGCCCGCCAGGCCGCCGATGCCGGGGAGTGGGATAACTACGTACAGGCACAGGGCGGCCCGCTGGTTGCGCGTGATTGCCTGCGTGTCCGTCTGAACTACGAGACCACCGAAAACGGCAACGCCTATGGCGATGACGTCCAGAGGATCACCGGCATTTACTGCCCGCTCACAGGCAAAGACGCGTCTCTGATTTTTACCCGCACAACGCAATACAAAATCGTACCGAAGCGCAAAAGCGCCGACAGCGAGGCCGTTGACCTTGGTTTTTCAGGCGGCAACGCCGCCCCTCGGAGTTCTGTCAATAACTGTACGCGGGATCCCGCAACAGGCGTTGACGGTCTTGATCATGCCGACGAAAAAGCTGCAGCACGGTCAGAAATGACCGTGCCAGCTGACGGCGGGACGGTGAATTTTGATGCTCTTTCGCGTCAGGAAAAACGGGAACTGGCGCAGCGCCTGAGCGAAGACGTTCGGCGCAGGCGCAAGGCGCGGCCATCAAGCCAAAAACAACCAGTCGAACTATCAGAGAAGGAGCGGCAGATCAGTGAATTACTGGCGTTGCGTGAGATTGACGCCAGTGCCGCGATGATTAGATCGCTGTTGGCCGGCGCTGCCATCACCCGCGACGATCTGATTTTTACCGTGGAGAACGGGCGACTAATCACCCGTAACCGTGGGGTATCAGCAGTGCAGAAACACCAAAACAGAGAACAGGGAAAATCGCTGATTGAGCGATTCAACCGGATACGGAAAAACAGACCAGAGAGGAATAAATCATGATCGCAGATATGGTGACCATTACCTTATGCGCACTCGCTGCATTTCCAGCATATGTAGGGGTTGTGTCATTCATCGTATGGGAAAACGGATTTCGAAAGTTTGGCGCTGGATTCATCTGCCGTACAGCAATTTTTATTGTTGCAGCGGCATGGGTTCTTTATTTGTTACCGGGCGGTGCGAAATGAAGATCACCCTGGAAGAAAAAGTGCTGGTAAACGGGCGTTGGTGGTATCGAACATCGTTTGAATATCGGATAGATGGCAGTCAGTTCACTGGTTTTTTCTATGCGATCAACAGGTATGACGCGGCATGCAGACTAGAGGCTATTAAGCAGAACGCGGTATTAGGCGGTGAGGATGTTGAATTTATTGAACTCAATAAGAGTTAAACGCAACTTCCGGCACTCATCGCCATATTTAACCGTGTTGGCCATTCATCGATCACCGTCATTTCTGGTAGTGCTGCAGGCTGGAAATGACGGTGTTAGCTCGAGGGAAAAATAATGAGTTATTTGGGAAGTAAGGCAGCATCAGGGGTTTATCAAAAGATTATCGCCGAGATGCCACCGCACGATCTTTATATCGAAACACACCTGGGCGGCGGTACGATTATGCGAAACAAGCCGCCAGCCATGCACAATATTGGCATTGATATTGATCAACAAACACTTGATGAGTTCGAAATGCCGAAGTGGCTGAGTAGTGGTTTTTGCTCACTGGAATTAATTAGACAGGATGCGGTTGATTTTCTTGAGGGCTTCAATTTCAGAGAGTTGTCAGCGGGGAGGCGGGTATTACTATACGTCGATCCGCCGTACCTGCCGGAGACCAGAACAAGCAAGGCGCGCTATCGCCACGAGTACACCGTAGAAGATCATGAGCGTCTGCTGTCGTGCCTGCTGGCGATGCCGTATAACGTTTCCGTGATCATCTCTGGCTACCCGTCGAAGGTGTATGATGAGTTGCTAGCTGGCTGGCGCACAAAAGAGTTTCAGGCCATGACACGCGGCGGCGTGCGAACAGAAAAGATCTGGATGAATTACCCGTCTGACTGCGCGTATTCTCACGCGTTCGCCGGGAAAGACTATAACGACCGGCACAGAATAAAGCGCAAGGCCGAACGCTGGCGCAAAAAATACGCCGCGCTTCCGTCAGCGGAGCGACTGGCGATCATGGTGGCGTTGAATGAAGTTGATGGGGGTGATCATGTCTGATAGCCAGATATTTAGTGATTCGTCTTGCGTACTCACGGCTGAAGAACACAGGGTTGCACAGCTGTTAGGGGATGTATGGAATTTGTACCTGACATTACCCGTTGAACACCCATCGGGACGGGATGAATTTTGCCGTGCAATTCACCACTGTCAGAACATGGTGTTGGCACGTCCAGCGATCAGGGCCATAGCAGAGAAAGGTCAGGGATATAAGGGCCGACATTTTAATGACTTCATAATTTGACTTCATAACTGATGCGCGCAATAATGACTTCATAAAGTGACTTCGTGAGGCAGGGAATGAAAGAGCAGGTTTCATCACTACGGAAGAAGCAAAAAAGCACGCTTGAGCAGATATTTAAAACGCCTGTTCAGTCGGGCATTAAATGGGCTGATATCGAGTCACTGATCAGGGCGCTGGGAGGGGAAGTCAAAGAGGGGCGCGGTTCCCGCTGTAAGTTCATCCTTAACGGCAGTATCGCTAATTTTCATCGCCCCCACCCTTCACCAGATACAGATAAAGGCGCATTAGTTAACCTGCGTGACTGGCTTGAAAGTACAGGAGTTAAGCCATGAGCAAACCATCAACACCCAATACCATTGATATCGCCGGACAGCCAGCCATTATCAACTACGTGCCGGAACTCGGCGCGTTTCGCGGCAAGTTTCTGGGCCTGAGTGGCTATTGTGATTTCGTGTCTGACAGTATCCAGGGCCTCCAAAAAGAAGGGGAAATTTCACTTCGCGAGTATCTGGAAGATTGCAGCGCGGCAGGCATTGAGCCCTACGCTCGCCAGGAGAAGGTTAAAACCTTTACCCTGCGTTACCCGGAATCTTTCGGCGAACGTCTGAATCAGGCCGCAGCTGAGCATGAAACCTCAGTTAACACCTTTATTATTGAGACGCTAAACGAGCGAATGAAACACGCCTGATCCTTTTCTGTTTATGCCGCCTGTTCTGGCGGCATTCCTTTCTTCCTGGTCTCTTTTCTCTGTTGCACAATAGTGCACAATTTTGCACAATTTTTTTGATGATAATTTTACCCCTTCCGCCCTGTGCGTGCGCGGCCTGAGCCTGGATCTGCAAGTGCACAAAAATCGAAGCGAAAGTCGCGCGCAGGCGCCGGGGGGACAGCGCGCGCAAAGGGGGCATGGCAGGGGGTGCCTTTAAATGCCATATCCGGCCAATATCCGGCCTTTTGCGGGGTTATCTGGTTTGTGGTTGCGTCAGGATGTGCGCGAGCAGTTGCGCCTGCTGTAGAGGCGCTCAGGCGTTATCTGTTGACGGGGTAAAGCGGTGCAATAGTGAGCGGCGCGATAGCCTGAACAAGTTGTGATGGTCAATAAGATTGAATGAGTACCGCCGCATGATGCGCGGCGGTGAGCGGTTACTCTTCTTTGAGCAGCGCGTACGGGTTGAAGCGGATCACTTCCTCGCCAAGCCACTCGTTAACATACTTGAGCGCTTCCATTGTCGGGGTGAGTTCGTTAATCGCATACACCCTGGCGGCCTTCTCCACGTCGCCGAATGATCCGTTGCCCTCCGGCATGACGCCCATCAACTGCGGCGGCACGCGGTGAACACCGAGCATATCGTGCCTCGACATTGACTTAACATTAACAAACTCATCCTTGGCGGTGATCTGCTGGAACGGCAGGATTTGCACGGAGTCTTTGCCTCCGCTGGTCGTCTGAATCAGGATATTCTTAAACGCCCCACCACCTCGCGATTCTTGCAGCATCTTCTTGACCGACTCCATACTCTCCCTGTCAACCTGGGCAGAGCCGATATGGATGATGCACCCGGCGTGAGAGCCGTTGTCATAGTAGAGTTTACGGAACATATCAGCGGAGCGCGCCAGACTGGCGGACAGCAGACCGCCGAGATATTCCGGCATTCCGTAGATCTCCTGGTTGATATCAGGATTCCTGACATGGCACACATCACCCGTTCGAAACGTGTAGTCAGCCTTGCCGTCCTGCACGTACCAGTAGGTATCAAGATCGGTACCGCGCCGGGTATATTTCGCCAGCGCGTGCCGGAGCGTCAGTGGATCGCCGAACACATTTTTTCGCCGCTCGAGATACGCATTACCGAATACAAACCAGTCCAGCGCCATGCCGGAGAACGCCTGCCGGGACAGCAGAGGGTGCGGGACGAAACACCCAAGTAGCACGTTGCGCTTGAAATAAAGCGCTGACTGGTGCCAGGACGTTTGGCGGGCGGCACGCGCGAGACCATACCAGTCGACCGGCGTTTCGTAGTACCGGCCATTGTCGGCGCAGTACATATTGTCGAGCAGGTCGTAACTTTCTGCCTGGTAAGGCCCGCTGAACGTGAACGCGTTGAGCGCCGGATCCCTTTTCAGCGCCTCGCTAAAATCGGACTGGCCAGCACGGTTATTTACGGCCGATTTTCGGCCGGTGTATCTGCGCTTTCCCATCAGAACTCCATAACAAAACTGCGCGAGGATTCATCTTCCCCGCCGATAGGCTCGTTGATAATCGCGAGCATTGTCGCCCAGGCGAGATCGCCGTGACTGNNCTGATACCGCGCGAACGGTCAGTGTCATAGGTGATAAACCCGCCAGGGGTTTTGACTTTGCGAACGCCGTTGAACGCGTTAACAAGCGCCCTTTCGCTCCGGTCGTATTCCCACCGGCCAGCGCGAATAACCTGCAACATTTTCAGCACCAGGGCGCGCTTTGAGGACAGGTTAAACGTGTACGGCACAGCTGCGGGGAAAAACTTCCTGACGAGTTGATAAACGGCCTCGCCGTTACCGCCTGTCACGTCAATACCGATGTGCTGGACGTTGTATTTAAACGTGAAATCTTCAATAACCTTCGCCTGCTCTTCGAACTCCAGCCCCTGCACCTGTAGCGTCTCGACCGTACGAAACCGCCCGCCAGGAACGGAGGGGGGAACAACCACCGACAGACCGCCGCTGTCACCGTTGCCGGTACTGCCGTTGGCATCGTAACCAATCCACACCGGGCGATTACCCATTGGACGTGCTGCAAACGGCTTCCAGTCGGGCCAGTCGTCATAACCGTCGATACCGCAGCCAATCAGCGCGTTCAGGCTGAATGCGCTCTCACCATCGCGAACGAACTCGCACATATAGAAATTGCGGAATTCGTCCTCGCTGTTTTCCTCCTGCACCTCGTCGATATCGGTGTATTCCCACCCGCGATCGATAACGTCTTTCAGCGTGACGATCTGGCGCCAGGTTTTATCCGGGCACAGCAGCCCGCTGTTGAGCGTTTTCCAGGTAACGTCAAACGGCTTGCGCTGTGCCTTGGTGCGCTTTTCGTTCCACCGATCGCCAGTCCAGAACGGATATGCCTCGTGCGTTTCACCTGACGGGGTGGAGAAATACGTACGCGTCAGCCCTGTCAGGGTCGCCATGGCTGCGGCGACGCCGCGCAACTTGGTAAAATTACTGACCCAAAAAAACTCATCGAAATACAGGTGCCCGGTATACGACTGCGCGGTTGCAGCAGATGTGCCGAGAAAGTGCAGCTCTGCGCCGTTCGACAGGATAATTTTGTCGCCGCCTTTTAGCTCGACGTCGACCTCCTCGGCAAGCCTCTGGATAAACCCCCTGAACTGCTGCGCCTGGCGACGTGACGCCGACAAAAAGATCTGGTTGCGCTGGTACGGATATTTCACATCACTACGCAGCGCCCGCAATAGCGCCTCGCGCGCAAAATACCAGGTCGCCCCAATCTGACGGGATTTCAGAATCATGCGGTTTCGGTTGTGCTGCTGTTCGAACCAGATGCGTTGATGTGTGGCAAGTGAGGCGGTTATTTTTTCCCGCAACGCCTCGATCTGCTCGTCGGTGAAGTGGTTTTTAAGTTTGCGTTTACGCGGCTTTTTAAGTGCGCCAGCATCAGCTGGTTGTCCGTCAGCGAGCTTTTTCAGTTGCCGGGTAAGCAGGTCTATCTCTTTGAAGTCACCACCGGTTTTGTCTTTCTTGTCGGTGAGCTGAATCAGGCGCGCGTCCATGGTCTGGCTGACGCGCTGAATCGTGGGGGTTTCGTCCCACTCGTCGCGCTTCTTCCAGGCGTAAATAGTGTTTTGATTGATACCCATCAGGCGTGAAATCTCGGCTGGCGGGTAACCCTGCNTCATAACGTGGAGATTACCCCGCGCGCGATCCCGCAGCCGCCCTCTTTCGGGTCTGGCCGTTCTCTGACAACAAAAGCCAATTGAGACAGAAAGTTACGCAGTGCCATCATGACCGGAAAGCAACCCACTTTACAGGATTACCAGAATGGCTAGCGCAACAAAACCAGCCCGTAAAAAGTTTCGCGTCGCCGTCTCCGGCACCACGGTAGACGGCCGCGAAATCAGCGCAGATCACCTGAAAAAGGCGGCGGAGAGCTACAAACCTGAGGTGTACGGTGCCCGCGTCAATATCGAACATTACCTCTCGCCGTGGCCGACCAGCGATTTCAGTGCCATGGGCGACGTAACGTCATTCAGCACCGAGGATATTACCGAGGGCGATCTGAGCGGCCGCACTGCACTGTACGCAGAGATTGAACCGAGCGATCGCATGGTGCAGATGCTCAATGACGGGAAGAAGGTCTATTCCAGTATCGAGCTGTGGCCGCAATCAGCCATCACTGGTGGCCCGTACCTGATGGGGCTGGCAATGACCGACACTCCGGCAAGCCTGGGCACTGAGCGCCTGAAATTTGCCGCCCAGCAGCGCCAGCAGGTCATGACGTTCAACAACCAGCAGGGAGAACCGGCGATGTTCACCGAGGCGATCGAAGCCGAAGTGATCGAGCTGGCCGACAAGGGCAGCGACGAAGGAAAGCTGTGGTTTGGTCGCGTGATGAACCTCATCGGCAAGGGCAAAAAGTCGGACAGCGAGCAGTTCGGTCAGATTCGCGCTGCGGTAGAAGACGTTGCGCAGTCACACGCCGACCTCCTCGATCGTTTCAGCGCACTGGAAGCGCAGCACACCGCTGACGTTCAAACGATCAAAAAACTGTCCAGTGATCTGGCAGCGCTGGAAACCAGGCTGAAAACCACGGACGCCGATCCGGCATCCCGTTTTGCATCCACGGGTGGCGACGGCGCGCAACTGGCCGATTTCTGATCCGCAGCGGCGCTGCCGCAGAGGGTTAATTACCGATTTAACACAGAGAGATTCACGATGAATATTGTTCTTTCGACGCAGGCCCGTAATCAGGTTACGGCGTACATGGCGCGCCAGGCGCAGCTTAACAGTATCCCTGTCAGCGGTCTGGCGACTCGTTACGCAGTTGATCCGGCTGTACAGCAGCGCCTGGAAAACGCAATCAAAGACAGCACCGAATTCACGAAGAAAATCAACATCATTCCAGTTGTCGATCAGGAAGGCGAAAAGGTTCTCATCGACACCACCGGGCCAATCGCACGCACCAATACCTCAACGGACGGTGCACAGCGCAGAAACCCAATGTCGAAGGTCGAAATGGCGGCGCGACGTTACCGTTGCGAGCAGGTGAACTACGACACGATGATCGGCTACCCGACGCTGGATGCATGGGCGGGACACCCTGATTTCCAGTCTCGCGTGAGTAATCAGATTGCATTACAGATTGCCCTCGATCGCATCATGATCGGCTTCAACGGTACGTCGCATGCGCTGATGTCGGATTTCGCCACTAATCCGTTACTCCAGGATGTGGCAATCGGCTGGCTGGAAGGCATCCGCCAGAACGCGGCGCAACGTGTCATGACGGGCGTAACTCTGACCTCCCGCGATATGGAAAACAAAGTAGTCGCTACCGGTGACTACAGCAACCCGGATGCGCTGGTACAGGACGTTCGATCCACCCTGCTGGACGAGTGGTACAAAGACGCCCCGGATCTGGTGGTTATTCTTGGGCGCGACCTGTTTAACACGAGCAGCACCAATCCGAACACCGAATTGATGGCTGGTCAGTTAATTGTGTCATCGCGTCTGATTGGTGGTCTGCCGGTCTATATGGCGCCGTTCTTCCCGGCTGGCTCGATGCTGATCACCTCGTTCAGCAACCTGTCTATCTATTTCCAGAAAGGCTCCCTGCGCCGCCTGATGAAGGAAGAGCCGGAATACAACCGCATTGCGACGTATCAGTCGATGAACGATGCGTACGTGGTTGAAGATTTCGGCAAGTGTGCGCTGGTTGAAGGCATCAGCTTCGCAGAGGCAGCGCCAGCTGCGTAAGCGGATTTAGCCAACGGAACAGTAGCGAAACAGGCGGGGGAAAAACCCNGGGAGAAGTGGCGATGTTAACACCGGCACAAAAGCATTTTCAGAACGTCATGGCGAAGCGCCGTGGCGCACCAGACGAAGAGACAGGCGCAACGCGCACAGCGCATGAGCAGATCATGCACCGCCTGCGCCTCGCGCAGTCCCGTCTGCACGGGATTCAGTCCAACGCCGTTAAGGCGGAAATCAAAAAAGAGCTGCTGCCGGAGTTCACCGGCTGGATCGACGGCACGCTTGAGGGCGACAGCGGTCGCCAGGATGACGTGATTACCACGCTAATGGTGTGGGCGATTGACTGCGGTGATATTCCGCTCGCCCTGCGTATCGGTGCGTACGTGGTGCGCCACGGTCTGACCATGCCGGACAATTTCGGGCGCAGCGCCGCGACGGTGCTGACGGAAGAGATTTGCTCTCCGGTGCTGACGCTGGCGGCAACCGACCCGGACGCGGATTTATCAGGCTCAACTGAGCAACTCGATACCCTGAACGGAATTGTTGCAGAGAGCGACATGCCGGATCAGGTACGCGCCAAGCTCTGCAAGGCGCGCGCCTTCACGCGCCGCGCATCAACCGACCCGGAAACGCAGGCAGAATCACTGAAACTGCTGCGTGAGGCGATGAACCTCGATAAAAACGCTGGCGTAAAACGGGAGATTACCACCCTGTTGCGCGCGCTTAAAAAGGTGTCGGGCGTACCGGCAGACACCGCCAAAACTGGCGGTGCTGCAGCGACCACCACGGCAAAGGTGGCCAGCACCAAGCCAAAGGCCGCAAAGGCCACCAAAGCCAAAGCAGCGAAAGGCAAAGCCACTAAAGCGGCAGCGAAAAAGCCAGCCGCTGACGGTCAGGAACAGAATTAACGACTTCGCCCCCGTGCGACAGGCGGCGCGAACGGTGAACTGCCCGTTCACGGTCTTTTGACCGTTCGCCCACCGCCTGATTTATGGGACTAAAACATGAGCAGTCTTGTAGCGAACAAGCCCGCCCTCCCCGCCGAGGGAGACGTAGCGGACGTCGATGACGGTGACGTAACGGTCAGCGCCGGGGCGTTCTGGCCGGTGATTAAGCTAAGCGATCTCCGTCTGGCGGCCCGTATTACGGGTGGTATCACCACCACCAGGCTGCTGTATGCCGCTACCGAGGCGGTAGGGCACGTGACAGACCAGCTCAAGGACTGGCAGGCGCAGCAGGAAAGCAGTGGCTACGCCACCATGCAGGACGTACCAGCAGTACAGATAAACGGCGAAAGCGTGAAGGTTTACCGGTTCCGCCGCGCCGTTTACTCAATCAGCCGCGCGTTCGTGCTCGAAAATTACCGTGATGTGGACACCACGGCGAAAGGCGACAAGGACGCCGCTGCCCTTGACCTGCAACGTGAAGACCTGTGGCGGGACGCACGCTGGAGCATCTCGGATATCCGGGGCGTGCAACGCATTTTTGCGGAGCTCTGCTGATGAAAGTGAAAGCCCTCCAGGGGGACACGGTAGACCTGCTCTGCTGGCGCCATTACGGTGCCACGCGCGGCGTAACCGAAGCCGTTCTCTCGGCTAATCCGGGTCTCAGCAACGTGGTGTTTCTGGAGGCAGGTCAGGAAGTGGAACTGCCGGAACTACCCAGGACAACCCAGCGGGAAACCGTGCAGTTGTGGGGTTAGGACGTGGCTCAATGCGTATTTACCAACAATGAGGGGGCGTAATGTCCACTGAAACGATCGCCGGAGCAATCGCCGCGAGTTCAACCGGAGTGACGCTTGCGACGTATTTCCCGGAGGCAACCCCGCAGGTGATGATCTGCTCTCTGGCCGGTGCCGCGCTGTACGTTCTCAGCAGCAAAGATCACGAGCGCTGGAAACAGGCCGTGTTCGCCATGATTTCATTCATTGGCGGCGTGTATTGCTCTGAAACCGCCGCCGATATTATTGCCGCCGTGATTAACGCTGGTCTGAGTCACGTCGATCCGTCCGCCAGAATTCGCGTATCTCCGGCTATCGGCGCGCTGGCCGCCTCAACAGTTTCAGTCACCGTCCTGTTACGTGTACTGCACCGCTCAAAAACGGGCAGTCTGCCAGGGCTTGATTCGAACTCCAAGGAGGACAAACCATGATCGCGATCATCAACAGTGCGCTGCTATATCTGGCGGAAATCATCCAACCAGCGACGCTCTATTTAAACTCGCTAGTTCTCGCGCTGATTACCGCCCGTCTGATGGTTTTGAGTCAGGGGAACCAGCCAACTCACCTGCTGGTACGAGTCATGACCTACGGGCTCATCCTCGCTCCGGCTTATACCGCCTTCCGTATTTGGTTTGGGACTTATACCAACGTCGATTACGGGGAGTTCCTGATCAATCTCTTCCTCTGCGTCGCCGTCTGGCGCGCGGGCGGAAATATCTCACGCCTGTCGTGACTGGAGTTAAAGATGCAGGCTATCAATTCGCAGCGTAAGGCGTTCCTTGACATGCTGGCGTGGTCTGAGGGTACCGATAACGGTAAGCAGCCAACCAATAACCATGGTTACGATGTGATCGTCGGAGGCTCTCTGTTTAAAGACTTCACCGATCACCCACGCAAGCTCATTGCGCTGAATCAGAAACTGAAATCAACAGCAGCCGGTCGCTATCAACTGCTCGCCCGTTATTGGGATGCCTACCGTAAACAGCTGGGCCTGAAAGACTTTTCGCCAGCCAGTCAGGATGCGGTAGCACTCCAGCAGATTAAAGAGCGCGGTGCGCTGCCATTGATTGACGCTGGAGATATCAGACAGGCAATCGAGCGATGCAGCAACATTTGGGCGTCGCTACCGGGCGCGGGTTACGGTCAGTATGAACATAAGCTTGACGACCTGATCGCTCGCTTTAAAGCGGCGGGCGGGATTGTTAGCGGGTCGCAGTCATGATCGGCGCATTCCTGATGACGTTCATTAAGGCGTACTGGAAGCCGCTCGCTGGCGCTGTGGTAGCCGTCGCCGTTGTGGTCATTGCCGTCTTAGCCTGGAATATTCACGGTGATTCGCGCTATAGCGCCGGGCAGGCTGCTGCTGATCAAGCGTGGCAACTGAAGTGGTCAGCGCGTGATACCGCAGACCGTACCGCGCAGCTGGCGCAGCAGGCCGCCGAGCGTGCGAAAGAGGCCAGATATCTGGCAGAACAACAGAAGGCGATTAACGATGCGATTCAGGACAAGGCTCAGGCTCAGCGCGATTCTGCTGCTGCCAATGCTGCTGCTGGCAGGCTGCAACAGCAGCTTGCCGACTTTCNTGCCGCCACTGCCGGAGGGAGCACAGACGCCGCTACTGCCGTCATTCTGCTCACCAAGCTGTACGCAGAATCTGACCGCAGAGCGGGAGAAATCGCGGAGTTTGCTGATGCAGCTTACCGGGCAAGCCTCCGCTGCGGCCAGTTCTACACCGGAATAGCCGGGGCGACCACTACAGGGAAAAACCATGCTGAAAATTGATTCACTGCGCGAGACTTTGACGCAGAAAAGCCAATGGTGCCGGGCAAATCCGGAAAAATTCTCGGTCTATGTTGAAGACGCCAACGTCGAAACAACCGGCGAAACGCCGTCATTCATGTACCGCTACACCATGGTGTTGTTTGTGATGAATTTTGCCGGGGATATCGACGAATTCACGTTGCCGATTTTAGGTTGGCTGTGGCACAACCAGCCGGATCTGTTGTTGAACCCGGATAAAAACAAAAGCATTGAATTCACAGCGGTAATCAACGACGACGATACCGCCGATTTGATATTCAGCATGCCGATTCGCGAGCGCGTCAAGGTCGCGCTGGACGAAAGTGGCGTACCTAAGGCTACTCATTTGCCGGAACCAAAACCACGCATCCCGTCAGCGGACGGTGACTGGAGTAGCGTCTTTGAAGATGTTACCTGGAAGGATCCGGTATGAGTGACAGCCTCTTTCGCGAGCTTGATCAGGTATTCAGCGACATTGTTAATACGTTCTCATACGGCGGCCGTAACCGCCTGGGGATTGCGATTGGTAATGCGTTGCGCCGTAGTCAGCAACAGCGAATCAGGGCTCAGAAAAACCTGGATGGATCGTCATACAAACCGCCTCGCCGTAGGGTGATACGCACTCAACAGGGCATCAAGTTTGTCTGGAACGATCAGATTCGCAGCCTGAAGAACTGGAAGCATGAGGCAGGACGCTACGGGCCACGCATCACCGGTTACGACGAAGACAGGGGCGATATTCGCACGTTTTACCGTAGCGATATTGAGCGCTATCTGGAAATCAACACCAGGGCAGTGAGCAGGCCAACCAGGAAACAAATGAAGATGTTTCAGCGCCTGGCAACGTACCGATTCCTCAAATCGAAAGGAAACGCCAACGGCGCTGTTGTTGGTTATGAGGGTATGGCCGCGCGTATCGCGCGCATTCATCAGTTCGGGCTCAGGGATGAAGTCGCACCAGGCGTCTTTGTTGAATACCCGGTGCGTGAATTGCTCGGCATCACTAAAGCCGACGAGCAGATGATTGACGGCATCATCACCGACGAGGTGATGAAAGCGCAACGGTTCGGGAGGTAGCGACGTGGACGGTGAAGTATTACGCCTGCTGGCGAACATCCTGCGACAGGGCGTTGTATTTGATATCGACGAGAGCGCCGGCGAGTGGTCTGTGCGCGTACAGAGCGGCACGCTGGAAACAGGCTGGATGCGCTGGAATACCTCGCGCGCAGGTGCGTTCAAGATCTGGATACCTCCGGCGATTGGCGAGGAGGTTTGGATCGGGTGCATCGGTGGCAACCCGGAAACCGCGTTTGTTCTCGGTAGCGTCTACAGCAACGACAACCCAGCGCCGGGTAGCACCCTGAAAGAGATGGTAATCACCGCGCCGGATGGCGCGAAATTCCGGTACGACGCTGACGCCAGCGCGCTTGAGGCCACAGGGATGAAGACTGCGGTTATTCAGGCATCGGTAAGCGTTACGCTCGACACACCAGTCACTGAATGCACCAATCACCTGAAAGCCAGAACGTTTGAACTAACAGAGGGCGGCACCATGAAGGGTGAGATTACTCACAGTGGCGGATCGCTGTCATCAAATGGCGTAGTGGTGCATACGCATGTGCATGGCGGAGTTGAAAAAGGCGGCAGCAGCACCGGAGGCCCACAATGACAGCGACTTACACCGGCATGAATCCGAACGGTACCGGCACGCTGACCGACGCCGATCAGCTGTGGAACTCAGTGAAAGATATCCTGACCACGCCGCTCGCTACCCGCGTGATGCGCCGCGATTACGGTAGTCTCGTGCCTGACCTGATTGACGCGCCGAAAAACGAAACAACCCGCCTCCAGATAATGAGCGCCGCGGTGATCGCTCTGGCAGTTTGGGAACCGAGAATAGCGCTCAACACTATCTCGATCGACTATCTCGACGGCGGAACAGTTACCGCCGAACTGGCGGGCATCATCACCACGACAATGCAGCAGGCAGGCACAACGCTAACACTCAGAGGTGGTAACAGTGGCAACAGTTGATTTATCGCAGCTACCGCAACCGCAGATCATTGAGGTACTGGATTTTGAAGTCATCCTCAGCGAGGTTAAAGATCTCATGATCGCCGCCTATCCGGTGGAACAGCAAGCGTCCGTTGCTGCTGCGCTGGAGCTGGAATCTGAACCGCTGAACGTGATAGCGCAGGTGGTAACGTACCGCGAAATCATGCTGCGCCAGCGTATCAATGACGGTGCGGCAGCCTGCATGCTGAGTCACGCCACATCTACCGATCTCGATAATCTCGTTGCTAATAACGACACCGAACGCCTCGTGCGAATCCCGGCGACAGATACCACTGATGCGGTAATGGAAACCGATACCGCGCTACGCCTGCGGGCGCAGTCGGCATTTGAGGGACTCAGTGTCGCCGGGCCGACTGGTGCGTATGAGTATTTTGCCATGAGCGCGAGCGGCCAGGTGGCGGACGCCAGAGCGACAAGCCCGTCCCCCGCCGTGGTGGTGGTCTCGGTACTGTCAACCGAGGGTGACGGCACAGCCAGCACGGAACTGTTGGCGACTGTAGACGCCGCGTTATCGGCCGAGGATAAACGGCCGGTCGCTGACCGCCTTACCGTTCAGTCAGCGGAGATCGTGAATTATCAGATCAGCGCTCAGTTGTATTTTTACCCCGGCCCGGAGTCGGAACCAATTCTGACGGCAGCGCAGGCAGCGCTTGAAACGTGGTTGAGCCAACAGGGAAAGATCGGACGCGATGTAGCGCGCTCAGCCATTATGGCGGGGGCTCCACCGGCTCCGGCAAAACTGAAGTTTATCTGA